GGTTCTTCCTCTCCGGCTGTAGCTGGGTAGCTACTGTCTTGTATTGGAGGTGTATCATGCATAAGAAATACCACCCTTGGGCTAGGTATAGACGGGCTGCTGGGTTTACTCAACTAGAAGTAGCTGAGCGACTTAATGTTACTAGGCACTACATTATTAGGCTAGAGCAGTCTTTATTTTGGCACCCGCCTGATTCACTATTGGTTAGACTTTCGTTATTATATGACGTACCGTTGGATATCTTTGAGATGTCTTACTATGATTATGTCCGTGAGACTAGAGAAGAATTTGCTAAGACTCATCAAAGTTTTGTAGCAGTATTAGGTAGAGAATTCGGTTATTTAGGCTCACTTGATTACACCGGCCGCCTGCATCCTTTAGTGCACTATCGGGACGCTTACGAAATGTCGCGGATGGGGTTGTGTAAGGGATTATGCTTACATTATGACCCTATCACAGAGTACGAGGGCAATAATCAAAGAGACGTACCAGAGCAACTAAAAGAAGCTTGTGAAGAAATGAAGTGGGATTGGCAACCTTTAGCTCGCGCTGTAGCTGATTGGAGGAAGAACGGTTATGCCGACAGAGCCCGCACAGCCTAAAGCTTTCAGTGAATTAGAGCGCCAGATCCTCGGATACATTGAATCGGAGTGGTTCCTGAAGGGGTCCAAGCCTACCCCCGAAACGCTCTGTACCAAATTCAATATGACTTCCAAAGCACTACTTACTTTTCTAGAGCGCCCAGAAGTACGTCAGAGTCTCAATTCTAGAGGTATTCCCCATATTGAGGGAAGAGATTTAACAGCAGAACAGATTACAGTTATTAACACAATCCTTAATTTACACGATACTAGAAGTGAGCGAAAGAAGTTAGCAGACGCTGGTATTAGTGCTAGAACCTGGGATGGTTGGAAGAAAGATCCTAAGGTACGAGAATACATGCGTACTAGAACTGAAGATATTCTTAATGGTGCGATCCCCGATGCTCACTTAGCATTAGTGGACAGGGTGCGTTCTGGGGACATGGGAGCCCTGAAGTTTTATTACGAGATGACAGGACGCTATACAGGACAGAACGCACAACTAGATCCTAAGGTTCTCCTCACTAAGGTATTCGATATTATTGCTAAGCACGTTCAGAATCCTATTGTTCTCCAGGCGATCGCTACTGAGTTCCAATTGTTAGCAGGACTTGACCAAACTGCTAATCTTAATACTAGAGCCCCTGTAGCCGGAGAAGTTGTAGGGGTGGAGAATACTCCTAACCCTGTAGCCCGGTTTTAAGGATTTGATATGGCCCAGACTTTAACTGATCTACTCAAGATGATTAAGAACGATAACGATGAAAACGTTCTTATCTCTGAGATCAACGCTGCATTGGATAAGATTGATAACAGATTCTTTCCTGCAGCTAAGATGACCCGAGCTACAGCTACTATTCAATCTGTTAACACAGGTACCGTTACCAAAATTAATTTTGATACTGTCCAATATGACACCTTTGCTGCACGTTCTGAAGGTGCCATGGCCAGTATTGCGAATGACGAATTTACTATTCGTAAGGCGGGTATTTATCTGTGTGAAGGTTCTACTAACTGGTCAGGTAACGCTAACGGATATCGTTCGATACGTATCCTTAAGAATGGTACTACACAATTACCTACGTATGACCCACCTAGTTCTGCCTTCTCTACTACGTCTAAGGTTGCTAAGCCTTATTTATTAGCTGTTAATGATGTTATTTCATTTCATGTATTCCAGAGCTCTGGTGTATCTCTTTCTATGGATAATGATGGTTATCCCGATACTATTGCTGCCTCTGTTAGTTGGATTGGTGCGGCGGTGGAAGTATGACAATTAATGATCCAAGAGATGATCCGCAATACCAGACTGGTGGAGATAAGTTTAAGCCACCATATGATCGCTCTCTTCCTGGTGTAGTTGACCCCAAGACTGTAGCTAAGTTTCACGAAAAAGATGATGTAGATGCTAGTTACGATTCCCATCATCATACTTTGGGGACTAAGAATGGACAATCTTCTCCGGGAGACCACAATCATAATGGTAAAAATTCTGTGAAGTTGCTTAAGGGTACAACTATTACAGGTTCTAGAGGTGGTAATGCTGCTGTAGCTAGTATTATCTCTGCGTTGGTTAAATTAGGTGCTACCGATAATACGACGGCATAATTATGAGTACAAAGAAATGTAGATGCCATAACTGTATGTATTATCATTTGGAACCAAAACGTGATCAGCAAACTCGTGTATTTCTTAGGCTTATTGCTAGCGATCCTGAGTTAGATCATAAACTAAGTAGCATATTATGCTTGTTTGCTACAGATATGCCACAAACTAAAGGTGGCTATGCACATCATGGCTGGTAGAAAAGATGACTCTTTTAGTTTCAAGGAATTTGCGCTTGGCCTCGCGGAAAAGGTCAACACACAAGCAACCAGACCAAACATTCACGGATATATCCCACACGATAAACAAGTACAGTTTCACTCGGCTTCTGGACGTCACCGCCTATACATTGGCGGAAACCGATCGGGAAAAACTACCGGAGGCATTGCAGAAGATATTTGGTGGCTTACTGGAAGACACCCATATAGACAGACCCCTCAAGGCGGTGTTCGAGGGAGGATTGTTGGAGTTGACTTTCTCAACGGAATTGAAAAGATCTTAAAACCTGAATTTATGCGTTGGTGCCCTGTAGCCGATCTTAGAGGTGGCACTTGGTCGGATGCTTATGATACTCAAGAAAGGACCCTTCATTTTGAGAATGGGTCCTTTGTTGAATTCATGAGTTATGACCAGGATGTTGATAAATTTGCTGGAACTAGTCGACACTTTGTGCATTTTGATGAAGAGCCACCTCAGGATATTTATATTGAATGTACGGCACGTCTTATTGATACTCGTGGTTCCTGGTGGATGACTCTTACCCCTGTTATGGGTATGGAGTGGATGTATGATGATATCTATATTCCAGGAATGAATAACCCAGAATCTAGTATTTCAGTTATTGAAGTAGAGATGTATGAGAATCCTCATCTTGGTAGGGAAGAGATTCAGGAGTTCCTGGACTCTCTTCCAGAAGAGGATAGAGATGCTCGTATTAAGGGTAAGTTTGTACGTCGCGGTGGTATTATTTATAAGGCGTTTAATAAGACGCATATCATTGAGCCTCTAAGTGAGCTTAACCCCCATGCTGAATTATATGCTTCTTTGGATCATGGTTTTAATAACCCAACTGCTTGGCTGTGGCATTTAGTAGACGGTGACGGCAATATCATCACCTTCATGGAGCATTATGAACGCGAAATGACGGTAGAAGAACATGCTGAACAAGTACACGCTATCAACAAAGCTATTGGAAGAGAACCGGGATTATATATTGGAGATCCGGCGATTGCACAACGCCAGGCGGCGACAGGATCTAGTATCCAAACGGAATACGCACAAAATGGTATCTACATCACTTTGGGATCCAACGAAGTGCTTAATGGTATTAACAAGATCAATACCTACCTGTCGTATGGTCCGGGGAAACCGCCACGTTGGCATGTAACTAGTAACTGTGAAAATTTAATTAAAGAGATTCAGAAATATCGTTGGAAGACCTGGGCTAATAAGAAGTCTGAGCGACAGAATAATGCATTTGACGTACCTCATAAGAAGGACGATCACGCTACAGACTCTTTGCGATACTTCTTTACAGTTATGCCTGATCTGACTCCGTATAAACGAGAGGAAGAAAAGAAACTTCCCAGTGTAGTGGACTATGAGGAAGTTCTAAAAAGGGCTGTGTATGATCCTAATGTTAAAAAGCAAGCGCCTGTAGCTAGTGATTGGCATGTAGAAACAGCTGACGAGTTTATGGGTGGGGAATGGTAGGTATTGACTCACCCTGTAGTCTTAGGTATGTAGGGCCCTACGCTTAGAGAGGTAATAATGACTACTGAGAGTCCGGAATACGCGAACTCTATGAACCACAGTACTGATGGTGATCAATTAACTGTGGATCTTTATGACGCGAATAAGGGTAAGTCTAAGAGGACTGGTGGTCCTTATCGTGATGAAATTGAAGCCGAGCAGGCGGAATTAATCCGCGCAAAGATGGAAAATCGTGACCCTGATTTTGATAACCCGGGTCCGTATGCGGGTACTCGCTTAGTTCCTAAGTCACAGTTAACTGAGCGCGATGTAGATAAGTCTCATTTTGCTGATACCCTTGAGGTAGAGAACGAGCCTGTTACTTCGTATGTGGCTGATACTACTGATGGATTTAAGGGTGATCCTGACCCGAAGCAAGCTGACTGGGATAATGACGGATCCAAGGTTACGGCGTTGCAGAGTGGTCTTTTGATGCAGGAGTTAGAGAATAAGAATAAGACTCCTGATCCGGAGCCCACTGATGAGTTCGATGACGAAGTATAATGGCTGAATCTATTACTACGTACGCACAACTTGAAAGTTCTCGGATTAGTATTCTAGATGCTCCTATTCTAGCTCCGGGGATTTGTGTGCTCTGCGGTTCTAGCAACACTGAAGATCGAAAGTACGCTGATACGGGTATTACAGTAGATTTTATTGGGGTAATCTACTTTTGTACTTTCTGTTTACGTGAAACTGCTAATCGTTTAGGTTGTGCAACTGCTGAGCAGACTAAGCAACTTGAAGATGAATTAGATGCCGCCAGGCAGACTATTCTAGAATTTCAATCCCAGAAGGCAGCTTATGACGACGCTATTAGTACTCTGCGTAGTACTGGGCTGTTCAGTGGTACTGATCTTAGCTCTATTATTAATCCTGCGCATACTCCTGTTACAGAACAAGACATTAGCTCAGAATTTGAGCGACCAAAACAAGATGCTCCTCGATCTAATAAGTCGACAAAACAATCTAATTCTAAGCAAGGATCCAATGACGTTCCAGAATCTGGAAGTGATGACTTCAGCTTCGGGCTCTAGCCCCGGAGTAATGAGTATGTCAGATCTAGATGAGGCGGAACGTTGGATGGCAGATCATGGTGGAGTAATGGAAGTTGGAGAGGAGATTTATGACCCAGATGGATATGCCGCCACTCAACGGCTCTTTGGGCCAAATTCCTCTTGAGCTACAGAACCCAGGACTTTCATCTAAAGATGCTCTTAAATTTGCTACTTTGGTTAATGATAATTATACCAAGATGAAAAATGCCCGCTCTCAATTTGAGCGTATTTGGTATATGAATATGGCATTTTATTTTGGTAAGCAAAATGTTGTTTATAGAAATATTAGTGGCGCTGGTGGGCGTTTAATCACTCCCCCTGCCCCTCCTTGGCGAGTTCGTATGGTGGTCAATAAGATTCGTCCTATTGTACGCCGTGAACTCGCTAAACTTACGTCTCAAAAACCTAGTGCTAGTGTTGTACCTGCTTCTGCTGATGACGCCGATATGTTTGCAGCATCAGCAGGAGAGCAGATTTGGGAATCCATGTACTATGAGAAGGATCTCAAAGCTACTCTCAAAGAAGCAGTATGGTGGACGCTTGTTTGTGGTACAGGATTCATTAAGACTTACTGGGATAATAATAAGATTGTTCCTGCAGGTATGGATGAGCCTCCTTATCAAGGAGACATTTGTTACGCACCAGAGACGCCTTTTCATGTTCTTATTCCAGATTTACGTGCAACTAAGATTGAAGATCAGCCGTATTTAATTCATTCTAGTACCCGTACGCCTGAATGGTTAAAGGCTCACTACGCTACAGCATTAGATGGGCAAGAAATTTGCCCTAATGTTAAGGGTGCTAATGAGCTTCTTAACGATGCATTCTTGAACTTAGTAGGCGGAAGTTCATATGATATGGACTCTGTACTTGTTCATGAGATGCATATTAAGCCGGGTGCTCTACCTGATTTTCCTGAAGGCGGATTGATCACCGTTACAGGGGATCAGGTAATTCAATATCTTCCTATCTTTCCGTATTCGCATGGACAGTTCTGTATTACTAAGATTGACCATGTACCTAGTGGTAAGTTCTATGCTACCTCTGTTATTGAAGACCTAATTCCTATTCAGCGTGAATATAACCGTACACGTAGTCAAATTGTTGAAGCTAAGAACCGTATGGCTAAGCCTCAACTGTCCGCCCCTCTTGGTTCTATTAATGTCTCTAAAATGACTACGGAGCCCGGACAGGTTATTGAGTATAAGCCAGGATTTAACCCGCCACAGCCAATTCCTCTACAACCACTTCCTAATTATGTGCTACAAGAAGTGCAGCAGTTAACAGCGGACTTTGATGATATCTCTGGACAGCATGAGGTAACTCGCGGCAATGTTCCACCAGGTGTTACCGCAGCTACTGCCATCTCGTACTTACAAGAACAAGATGACTCCATGTTGTCAGCAGAAGTTGATTCTATCGAATCCGGTATGGAAAAGATCGCTAAGCAAACTCTTGCACTAATTGGGCAATATTGGGATGTGCCTAGAGTAGTTAAGATTACTGGTGTAGATGGTTCCTGGGATGCTATGATGTTTAAGGGAGCCGATCTTAACGGTAATACTGACATCCGTATTGAGGCTGGTTCTGCCTTACCTACCTCTAAAGCAGCTAAGCAAGCTCTTATTACTGACTGGATGAAATTAGGTTTTATTCCACCTGAAGAAGGTATGCAAGTACTTGAAATGGGTGGACTCGTTAAGCTTTATGAGCGTGTTCAAATTGATCAAGCTCAAGCTAGGCGTGAGAACCTTAAGATGCAAAACTGTCCTGAAGAGCTTATTCAGCAAATGTTTGAGCCTCCTGTTGATCCGGCTACAGGACAACCAATGGCTCCTGAAGAATATATGATGGATCCGGCTACGGGCAAACCACAATTACCTGAGCCTGCGATTCCTGTGAATACATTTGATAATCATGCTATTCATATTGATATTCATAATAGGTTCCGTAAGTCTCAAGCTTATGAGCAATTAGATCCTATGCGACAGATGCTATTTGAAATTCACGTTCAAAAGCACATGGAAGCAATTGCTGCTCCGCATATTGGTGGTATGCCTACTGCTGAGATGATGATCGGTATTGCCGAGCAACAAAGAAATCAACCGCCTCCTACTGATATAAATACTCCAGATCCTATGGATACGATGCAAAATCCTCAGCAGTCTGAGCAAACAGGCCCAGTACCTATGCCAGAAACTGAGATGACCCAGGAACAATAATAGCTACAGCTTGACACATCCTGTAGCCTAAGTATTAGAGACCAGGGCTTCGGTACAGTCTCGAAAGGATATGTAATGAGTGAAACTGCTCCTGAATCTGATCAAGTTATCGATCAGGGTTTAGGCTTAATGCCTCAGGATAGTCAAGGACAACAGCCTACTGATAATCAGGGGCAAGGGCAACCAAACGAAGAAGAAATTAAGTTTAACCAAGCTTGGAAGCCTCTTCTTGATAAGGTACCCTCACAGTTTCATAATATGATTGCTCCGGACCTTAAACAATGGGACCGTAGTTATAATGAAGGACTTCAAAAGGTACACTCACAGTACGCACCGTGGAAGCCTTTTATTGAGCAGCAAGTAGCACCTGAAGATGTGAATAACGCATTGCTTATTTACAATGCGATGAATGAAGATCCTCAGGCTCTTATTGGTCAATTAATTGAGTACTATAAGTACCAGCTTCCTCAGCAGGGTGAGCAGGGCCAAGGAGATCCGCAGCAACAGGAACCTGATGATGAAGGTATTCCATTTGATATTACTCAGCATCCAGAATTTCAACGAATGGCGCAATTAGTTGAACTTTTGGGTCAGAACACCTTGCAGCAAAATGAGCAAATTTTATCCCAGCAGGCTGAAGAGCAGCTGGATCAGGAATTTACTCAAGCTAAGCAAAAGCATGGTGATTTTGATGAGACTTGGGTAGCTCAAATGATGTACGTGCAGGGTGTGGATATTGATACTGCTGTACAAGCTTATCAACAGCACATTCAGCAAGCTATCCAAAGTTATCGCTCTCCGGGACAAAATGCTCCTGTTATGATGGGCGGTGGCGGAGGATTACCTTCACAACAAACTCCTGTGGGCAGAATGTCCGATGCGGATCGAAAGAAGTTAGTAGCAGAAACCTTAGCCCGAGCCGCACAACAAGGAGGATAAACCCTAATGGGTGCTACTCTTTCGACTGTGTCCGCCCTTCTGAAGGAAGTTTATGAGAAGGATGTTCAGGACCAGTTAAATAACGATACTGTTGGTTTTAAGCGAATTGAAAAGACCTCTGAAGGTGTTACTAACGAAGTTGGTGGACGTTATGTAACGTTCCCTCTTCGGACGGGCCGTAACCAAGGTATTGGTGCCCGTAATGAGAATGAAGCTCTTCCGACTCCGGGCCAGCAAGCTACGGCAGCTGCTCGTGTCGGTCTTAAGTACCTTTATGGTGGTATTAATATCACCGGTCAGGCTATGTCTCTTGCTGATTCTAATTTCCAAGCTTTTGCTTCTGCATTAGATGAGGAAATTATGGGTCTAAAGCGAGACCTGGCTAAGGATCTTAACTTCCAATTTTATGGTTTAGGTACTGGTGTTCGAGCCACTGAGGTTTCAGATGGTGTGAACACTATTACTGTAGATACTGTGCAGTACCTTGAAGTTGGCATGATGATTGACATCTACGCCGCTGACTTAACTACTGTGCAAGCGTCTAACCGTCAGATTACTGCCATTGCTGGTTTAGTGGTGACATATTCTGGTGCGGATGTTTCTGCTACTACGTCTGCTGGTTCGGTTATTGTTCGTACTGGTAACATTAGTCGTGAAATGACTGGTCTGGGCTCTATTGTTCGTAATACAGGTACTCTGTATAACGTGGACCCAACTGTTACTCCGGTGTGGAAGGCTACCGTTAACGCTAACGGTGGTACTAACCGTGCTCTTACTGAGGCGTTAATGGTCACGACTGTTGATGCTGTTCGGCAAGTTGGTGGCGAAACTACAGTTGGTTTCTGTGATCTTGGTACTCGTCGTGCTTACTTCAACCTCTTGAAGACTGATCGTCGCTACGTTAATACTCAGAAGTTCGAGGGTGGTTTCTCGGGTCTTGCCTTTACTACTGATAAGGGTGATATTCCGATTGTTGTTGACGTAGACTGCCCCGCTAACCGTATTTTCTTCATCAACGAGAAGGCTATTAAGCTTTATCGTGAGGCTGACTGGTCTTGGATGGATGAAGACGGTAACAAGTTCCAGCGCGTTATTGGTTTCGATGCTTACGAAGCTCGTATGTTTATGTACTGTGAGATGGGTACGCACCGACGCAATTCACATGCAGTTCTGGCTGATATTACTCCGGGCTGATCATGCGTAGTATTCCGGAGAATAATACACGTCCTACTGGGATTCAGCCGGTCCCACCGATTAATAATAAGCGGTCTACTCCTGAACAGGAAGCTAGACGAAGGGCGTTAAAGAGACGATCCGCTAGACCTCAATCTGGTGAACCAAAAAATTGGTCGCAATCTCCTAGGTCTTGGTCTGAGGGTAAAACCAAGCAATGGGGTCCTCCTGGAAACTGGAAAGATCGTTCATAATGTCCTTAAGAGGGCCGGGTCTATAATGGCCCGGTCCTCTTTTATTTGGAGGTGAAGTGAGAATTCTCCCCAATCAGGAATATCTACATGACACTGAGAGATATTATCCTGATCAGGTCTACAATGTAGAAGATGCTCTAGGATTTTATTTCTGTGCGGTTGGATGGGCTTCTGCTGTAGACACAGATTATGTTCCTGTAGCCGAAGAGCAGCCTTCCGAAATTGATTTAGATGTCCATAATGCTAATTTAAATATTAAGGACTCTAATGGCTAAGTTCGCTGCAACTATTGTGTTAGATGCACCAGCTGATATTATCGATCAGTGTGACAAGATGGTAGCATGTTCTGCACAACCAACTACGTATACTGAAGCTAATGCTACTTTTGCTTTGGCTGATGTAGCCATGACACCTGATACTGATTACACTAAAGCTGCTGGCGACGTTAGTGGTCGTAAGGTTACTATGGCTGCTAAGAATACTGTGACAGTAGATACTTCAGGTACAGCTACCCATGTAGCTTTAATTCGTACGGCAGATTCTTCTCTTAGATTTGTTACTACTTGCACTAGCCAAGCTTTAACTGCTGGTAACACTTGTAATTTCCCAGCTTGGGATATTGAAACTGGCTCACCCACGTAGGATGATAGATGGCCGCGCCTACAGTAGCCTCGGTTGCATCTAATGATGGCGATAGTGTTGATATTGTTGTAAGTGTTCCAGCAGGAACAGCTAATGGTGATTTATTAATTGCTATATCTGCAAGTGACTGGGGAACTTTTGCGGGTAATGATGTGCCTGCTGCCTTTAAAACTGGAACAGGCGGCATTACACTAGGAACTTCTGATTATGATGCTGGGTCTAATGCAGTGCACATTGCATTAGGGGCTAGAATTGCCAGTAGTGAACCAGCTAACTACACTTTTCCCCATGATTCTTCAGCTTTAGTGTCTGCTATTGTTAGAATTACAGGACACGATAGCACTCCAGTTATTGCACAAGTTGCGCCAAGAACTACAGGCACAGGTAAAGAAGCTCCATCTATTGTACCAAATGGTTCTGACGATCTTTTGCTTTGTATATTTGCTGGTGAGCATAACGGTAGTGGTGCCATAACATGGACACCGCCATCTGGTATGACAGAGCATGTAGATAGACAATCTACTATTTGGACTTCGTTATTAGTAGCTAGTTTACAAAGTCCGTCTAACCCCTCAGGTGTTAAAACTGCTACACCGTCTATTACTGTTGATACTGGCGCTGGTTGTGCCATTGCAATTAAGGCTGCTTCCAGTGGTACTAACTTAGTAATTCAAGATGCTTCTTTAGCTATATCTTCGGATAATATAGCACTTACCCAAGTTCATAGCTTAGTAGTAGCTGATGCTACTTTAGGTACTAGTTCTGATAATATTACACTTACTCAGATTATTGATTTAGCAATTCAAAAAGCTACAATGGCTACACGGGCTGATGTTCCTAGTTTAAGTCAAGTACATCAGATTGTTGTGCATGATGCGTTCTTACAGACGAGCGCTGATATAGTAAATATGGCTGGAACGAGTGGAGGGCCTATGTCTGTTGCAGACCTTCAAGCACAAAAGCTTCCTGCACTAACTGGTAAGACAGGTTCGGTGGAGGATTTATTGCATGAATATTATGGTGGTCTTAGTGGCTTAGCCCCTGTAGCTGCTTTTAGTACTTCTGATCACCAAAGAGCTTATTACGCAACACAAACAGGGCTGAACAAAGCAATATATTCTTTCCATGACTTAGAAAAAGCTTTTTATGATCAGTTGTTAGTTCCTTCTGGTTCTTTAGCTGATCGTACATTTGTATACTGGACGGGACTCTAATGCAGTTTAATTTGGCTGTGCCTACTGAAGATGGGCACTTTGTTAGTGAGAAGCATGCACGTATCGCTGAAATTATTCAGGATTTCAATCCCTATCTTCATTTAGTGTGGATTCCTCCGGAGAATCGTAAGGGGGATGATGATGTACCTCCTTTTGCTATTATGGATACTACTCCTGGCATTGAACCTTACATTGTCTTTACCATTAAAGAACATGAATTGGATGAACGAGTTCTAGCTCGATTATTTCGAGGGGACCTTTCAAACAATGATGTATTTGCTAACTTGGAAGCAGAAGAGAGAGCAGCAGAAGTTCTTCGGCTTAAAGAGAAAATGGAAAAAGCTGAAGAGCGTAAGGACTTTATTCAGTCGGTAGTGGGCTCGCATAAGCATTCATTCCGGCACAATGGAAGGATTATTCCTAAGTGATCGTACAGGATGTAATTACGCGAGTTCTACGCCAATTTGGAGATGAAGCTTCTGTCCAAATTGAAAATGCAGATATTATTCGATGGATTAACGACTGTGCTAAAGAAGTTGCAGTTCAAAATGATTTAGGTCAAACTACAGCTATTCAATCTTCTGTTATTGGTCAAAATCTTTATACTTTGCAAAGTGATACGTTAGCTATTAGATCTATTTATTACGATAAAAAGAAGTTAGATTTCTATGCCCGAACTGAATATGATGCATATGTCAATACTGTAGATCCTAAAGAAGATCAAAGTGGTACGCCTATCTTATACACTCGGCATGTTAACGACATTTTACTGTACCCTAAGCCTGATGCAGTTAAAGATATCAAGGTTTGGTATTTCCAACGACCTACTCAGGTTGTAAATACTACAGACACTTTACCATTCGCAGAAGAATACCATTTACGAATTGTAGAATATTGCCTTCAGCAGGCATACCAAACTGATGAGGATTGGGATGCTGCAGAGCGCATGAAAGGACAGTTCGATGACGGGATGACTCGTCTTAAGCAACTAGAAGATGCTGACGATGAAGAATTTTATCCTACGATTACTGTTCTTCCTGATGATGGAGGGTACTACTACTAATGCCTGGTGAACCAATTAGGTTAGGTCCTTTTGTTGGTGGGATTAATCAACTTTCTGATCCTACAGCTTTACAGGACAATGAGCTAGTAGACGCTGTCAATTTAGAACTTGACCTAGATGGTTCATATATTGGGCGTCCTCCATTTTATGATGTAGCGGAACCTGCTTCAGGTACAGGAATAAAGTTACTGGGATACTATATTACGGCAGCGCATACTAGATTAGTTGGATATACTACATCGGGTCTTTGGTTATTTGAAACAGGAGCTTGGTCTCTTGTAGCTGGTACATCCACAGTAGTGCCGTCTACCATGCTACAATACGATGATAAAGCTTATATTATTGCTGATATTACTTCTGCAGGGTCTGGTGGTTATATCGATGACACAGGGACTTGGACTACAGTAGCCTCTATTAAAAAAGGTGGTTCAGCGGTAATCCATAAAGAACGTTTGTTTGTTGTCCCAGGTGTTAATTCATCAGGTGCAAGTGGTACTTTGCTACAGGGATCAGCGCCTGCTGATTTTACTACCTACCCTGTATCTATTTATATCAATAAGGGTGATGGCCAGAAGTTAATGGATATCATTGTGTATAATGATAACCTTCTTCTGTTCAAGGAAGACAGTACTTATGTATTAGCGTACGATTCCGATCCAGCTGACGCTATTACTCGTAAAGTCAATGCCTCTATTGGTGTAGCTGATAAGTACTGTGTAGTTCCCTATGAGAATCAGTTGTACATTCTACACCGTAATAACGTGTATGAGGTAGTGAATTACGATTTTGCTAAGATTAACTCTAAAGTTCCATTCACCTTTGACTCAACAAAACCAGGACCTTGGGGTACTCCTTTATTCTTAACACTCCTAGGCGATCGTTTAATTGTTAAATACTATGCTAGAATCTATGTATTTGGGTTGAAGTCAAAGGTATGGACTAGATGGGATACAGGGACTAGGTATATTGGTCCTGCTGTAGCCGTGCCTATTAGAGGTGAAGGCCAAGCTATCCCTGAGTATTATATTGCCTCAGCAGTATCTACTACTAGAGATATGTATGGTTTTAGGGATATTGTAGATGCTACGCATACAGAAACTATTAACTGTCTGATTAAAACTAAGAACTATGATCATGGTGTACCTCATCGGTATAAGCGACTTCTTTGGTGGGGAGCAGATGTCTCTACTACCAGTCAAATTACAGGAACAGTTCAGCCGGTAGTTGTTAATTTCTCTGTTACCTGGGGGCAGTTAGCTGCCTTTACTTGGGGGCAACTTGCTGGAAATACTTGGGGACAGCCTCTTAGTATTCCTGTAGTAATTCAAACTATTGCTAATGCGCAATCAGCGCTACGTAAATTTGTAAAGTTTGCCAAGCCTTTACGTTTTAGGCAAGTAAACTACCAGGTAGAATTTTCTTATGATGGTACCAATAACTCAGGCCCTGTTAGATTCTTTACTATCACCAGTATTATTGGTACTAGGCAACATGTCAGCAAGAGCTTGACTTAGGAGGTACACTTTAGGTATGAGTACCAGTTCCTATGCTGCTGGGTCCAAGACCTATCGTGGTGTAAGTTCTGCTCCAAATATTGGTCCAGTTACTAATACGGAAGGGTATGCGGAGCGAGATCTTAAGTATAAAACTCGCAGACGTAATAATGCTCTATTAAAGAGAATTAGGGCGAAGCAAAAAAAGCAGTATATGTCGGCTGATTATCTTAGTGCTCCTGAAGGAAGGACACTCTAAATGGCAGAGAGAATTGAGCAGAGTTACGGGGCTTCTAGTGCTCCGGCTGCGCCTAAGCCTCCCCCACCCCCGCGTAGAGTAGTAGCACGAAAGAAGACCAAGTCCTATAGTGGTGGCAGTTCTAGTAGTAACTATAGGAGTAGCGCTTTACATAAAAAGTCCTATCGCTCTTCCGGGTCTAGTAATCATAGCAATAGTTCTAGCACACCTCGCTCACCTGCTAGTTCTACCGCTAAGGTTATTAAGCCTCCTGCACCGCCTAAGCCTGCACCGCCTACAGGTACAGCTTATCTTAAGAGTGACTCTACTTATCAGCGTCAGTTAGCTGCCTATGCTAAGGCTTTAGCTGATTTCCAAGCTGAACAGGGCCTATCTCGTACGGATTACGACACTGGGTATCAAAATACTCGTCGTGATCTTGGATTAGCTAAGACAGATGCCCTTAAGAATATGGAGAATGACTACGCATCTCGTGGGCTTCTTCGTAGTAGCCTTTACAACACTGATGTTGGCAACCTTAATAAGGAATATGGTAATCAGTACACCGATTTAGATAAGCAGCGTACAGCTTTCTTAGACCAATTAGCTCAGGGTTTAACTGGTTTTAAGAATGAACAAGCCACACAGCAGCAAAATGCCGCACAAGAAGCCTTGCGCCGTCGAGCCGAAAAGTATAACTTATGAGGCTAGGTGGCGAGGGTACGTCTAATATTAATCTTAATCCTCGGGACTATAAGAAGTTAATGCTAGAGGGCCAGCCCGGCGTAACTAATGCCGCGTCTGGTATTCCTGGTATTTTAGGTTTATTGCAGCAGCAAGATAATAAGCCTGTTATGACTCCTGCATTTAAACCACGATTAACTACTGCTGACCTCATTAACCAAAATACCGATAGTCCTAATGTTGTGCAGCCGCAAGTCCCCTCCGGACAAAACCCTGTTCAGAAGATTATGGAGCAGCTACAGGAACTATTGTTAAATGGCCCTGGTGGTGGACAGTTTGAGCCTGCATCTATGCCTACCTTTGATCCTAATAGGTACAAGAAACAAGCTGAAACCTCTGTAAATTCACAGTTTAATCCTATTATTGATGCCATCATGGCTCAACAAAAGGCGACACAGGGTCGAGCCACTAGCAATAAAGCTTCTGTAGCCGGGCTTTATCAAGGTGCTGTTAACGATATTAATCTTGGTGCGGCAGCGACTCAAAAAGATTATGATGCTACACAAGCGCAGTCTAAGGGACTTTATACTGATGAGCGTAACCGAATTGCTGCTAGTTACGCAGCGGATGCAGCAGCACAAAGAGCTCAAGCGAAAAAGCTAGGTACCGAAGCTTTAGGCGTGGAGGATGCTATTGCAGCCCAATCTGCGGATAAGAATTTCGCAGATCAAATGGGTTCTCAACAGATGCAAAGTTCTCAACAAGCTTTAGGTATGCAAGAACAAGGTGCCGCTGACTACGATAAGGCTATTGCTCAAGCTACACGCGCCGAAGGAATTGAACAGCAGCAGGATATTGGTCGACAGCTTGAAGACTATATGATGCAGTCCAATTCCGATATTACTAATACACGGTCTCAAGCTGCTGGTGCTATGAACGATCTTATGTATAAGTTAGCTCAGGCTGCATATGATCGTGATTCACAAAATGCCCAGTTCCAATATCAACAGCAGCGTGACTACATCGGTGATCAGAAGGATATGTATGGCCTTCAACGCCAAGCTTTAATGGATCAGTTAGAAGCTGCACAAAATGCTACAGGAGCAGGTTCTCAAGAGAAGCTTAATCCTTGGCAATCTGTAGCTACATTTGCTGATCAGCTACAGCCGGGGCAAGGTTCTGATATTGTGGCAGCTATTCAAGGTGCCATGTCTCAGAGACAGGAAATCTCAGGTATTAATCCGACCGATGCTAATGGTCAACCAGTTAAAATGAATCCTGCTTTATTTGCGCAGCTTATTGCAGATAGTCAAGCGGCACAAGGTATGGATCGTAATACTTTGATGATGGTTTCACAAGAACTTTACCGATTGCTATACGGGACGTAAATATGAGCTATGCAGACGATTATGTTAAGAGGTTGAAGCAGATTCAGGCGGCCAACGTAGCTGGATCTATGCTTCCTGAACCCGCTAGCAGATCGGAATTAGCTAATTTAATCCTGCAGAAGGCCCGGTCTGACTTCAGTGTCACCGGGCCTCCTAGTATGCCTGAAACTAAAAAGAAGGGCTTTAGCCCTAAGAGCTTTGCATTAAGCGTTATCGATAAGCTGGCTCGTCCAGGGTATGCTTTTAATGAGGCTGCGCAGCAAGCTTTTAATGAAGGTGACTCTGTAGGTGACGTACTAGAAGGTGCCTGGAAGGGTTTAAAGGGAGAAAAGAAAACTTCCTTTGTTGATGTGCTTCAAAAGCAGTACGCAAATGACGTATACGATTCTGAAGAATATAAGCAGATCCAAAGAGACTACGGCCAAAAAGAAGCTGACTGGTTTGCAGAGTCTAAAAAGCGTGAAGCAGAAACTTCTCCTAAGGCCATTGTTGGTGGAACAATTGTAGATCTTACATTAGATCCTCTAAATCTCGTTGGTGGTGGCTTAGTAACCAAGCCTTTTAAGGCTTTAAAGGGTGTTGCTTCTGTAGACAAGGCTCTGGAAGGTGCTGAGCTTGGAGCCCGGGAGATCCCCGCTGGTGACGTGTCAGAGGCAGTCCAGGGTGCTATACCAACACCGAAGAAGCCTGGTGTTTCCCAGGATTTATTAGACCTAATTGCACAACAACGAGTTTCACTAACACCTATGCAGAAAATGCCTACGGTTGAAGGTAAATTTGGTAGTAACAGACGCCCACCTTCCAAGACATTTGATGCTACCAGTATTAACTCTGATACTGGGTTACCGCAATTGGGAATTAAAGTACCGGCTGACTATGATGCAGCTAAGTCTCTTCAAAAGCCTGCTACTCGTTACGCTGACCTGACTCACGTCTTTAACAGGGATATTCGACCACAAGATTATGAGAAGCTACAGAAAGCACGTAATATTCAGGAAACTGCCCAAGTAGTTGACCAAGTTGCTAAGGGCAATCCAGCGGCGGTCGATTTAATCACTAATAAGAATATTAGGCCGCTACCCCCTGTAGCCAGAAAATCTGTTGACAATGCAGTACAGCAGATTGTAAGAGAAATCTCAGAATCTGTAGCCGACCCTGCAAAGGCTAAAGCTTTAGGTAAACAGCCTAGGCATCCAGTATATAATGCGCCGACTCAGAATAATCTGTCTAGTCGGTTAACTAATGCTGCTCGTAATGCTTTTAAAGTTGAGACTGGCGGTAAAGTTACGCAAGCTGCTGCGCCTAAGTTTGTCCCTGCTGTCTTTGAGCGTTACCTTAATATGCTCAAGAATGCAGAAGAGTCACTCATCACGAAGGGTAGAGAAGAGCTTAATGATGCGTTTTATCCTCGTGGTGGAATTAAGCCTGATAGTCCCTACCTCAGGCTGTCTGATGTTCTTGAAGCTTTACCACGAGAACTTGCTCAGGCAGCAATTCTTGGGAAAGCAGGGTCGGGAAAGGTACTCCCTTCGGTTCTACTTAAGGCTATTACAGGTAATAATGCAGCATTAGGTAAGTTGTCGAGGGAGAATAGGGCTCTCTTTGATGCAGTTCAGTCTACTGACTGGACACCATTAATGGTTAAGGAATACGCTACACGGACCATTGATGCCGCTAATGCTACGCATAAAACAGCTAGCGATGTAGCCGGGTTTATTGCTGCTAAAATGGCAGATGAAAGCAGTGACGCTTCCAAGGCTGCCGTAATTGACGATACTGTTAAAGCTGGCAAGAAAGAGTTCAGAAATGAGATGCCTGAAGCTAAAGCGTCTCTTAACGATATGTTGGATGGGCTTAGGAAGTCTGTGCGTAATCCTACCCCAACTATCGTGGATGATATTATTGAGCGTGGTAAGCAAAAGCTTGCAGCTAATGTATTCGATTCGTCTAAGGCTGCTGATGCGCAAGTACCTAGGATAGAAACGGCTGCTAATGGGATCGAAGAAATTACTCAGACTGTACCTAGGCAAGCGGGTAGTGACCCTGTATTGGCGTCCAACGCTTCCGATGGCATTTTTTCTACCGTTCTTTCTTGGATCAAGCCTAATGCTGGCTATAAAGATCTACGTCCTGTTGTCTTAAAGAATATCAGCGTCCGTAAGTCCAGTGCAGCTACACGAGCGCATGAAATTATTAAGGTATTTAGTAGAGTACCAGAAGATCAGCATATGGATTTCTGGAACGAAGTACGAGGATTTATCCCACCTGTAGCTGAGCATGCTGAAGCAGTTGAGTTAATGCAGAAAATGCTTGGTAATATGTTTGGGGAGTCTGGCCTTGCTAACAAGTTTGCGGGTAATACTTCTCTCGCTCGTGCTGGGATTAATATTGACCATCTTAACAAGCACATGAGAATTGTTGGGATTAAGGACTTTAAGTTTGAGCGTGAAGTTCCTGACCCCTTAAAACCGGGCAAAACCGTTAAGCTTGAAGGTCCTCAAATCTTAAATGGTTGGAAGAATTATCAACCTAAGGATTCTGCTAGTCTTCGAGTATTTACGCACAATCTTACTCAAGCTGTCGAAAATGCTATGGTCGAGTATTCAACTTGGTCAAATATTGGCGCATTGTGGGGCTCAACCACGGTAAAGACAGGTCATATTGCAGTATCGGGAATGCATCCGGCAATTGATGGACTCTATTTTCCCCAAGATTTAGCGCCTCAAATGGGGAAGGTTGCCCGGGGTATTGACGAGATGTTTGAGTCAGTGTCAAACAGCAAATTAATGAGAGCTTACGATTCGGCCCTGAGGACTTGGAAGACTGGGGTAACAATTTACGCTCCTTCTCACCATATTCGTAACATGGTGGGGGATGTGTTTATGGCCTGGATGGATGGAGTAAGTAATCCCATCTATTACTCTAAAGCTGCTACAGTTCTTAAGGCTAATCACCACAGATACTCAGATATTGAGCAAGGGAAGAATCCTCTCTCTGATATCCTTGGTGAAGGCCGAGAAGCAGAGATTCTCGGACAAATCATCGGACAAAAAAAGACCAATATTCCCAAGGGTACTCGCATTATCGCAAAGGCACGTGTAGGTAATAAAAAATTCCCCATCACTGTCGATCAAGTGTATCAAATGGGATATAGGCATGGCTTATTTCCTCACTCTGCGCAAATTGAAGACTTACCTGGCACTGAAACTCTTATGGAACAACTCGCTAATCGCTTTCATCCTGGAAAAGCTGGTGTTTTTCAGCCAGTTAAGGGTAAGGTTGGTCACGGTGTACGGCAATTGTCGGAATCTCGTGAACACTATGTGCGATTGGCTCATTATCTTCACGCTTTGGAAAACACAAAAGCGAGTTCACTAGAGGACCTTTTTCAGAAGTCAGCCGAAAGGGTGCGTAAGTACCACCCTGACGGCTTAGACATGACACCTACTGAAAAGAAGGTTCTTAGGCGTATTATCCCCTTTTACTCCTGGACGCGTAAGGCTATTCCATTAGTTCTTGAGGGATTAGTTATGAATCCTCACAAGATCCTTGCATATCCTAAGATTATGAGTAGCATTCAAGAATCGCAAGGGATTGAGTCTAGTGTTAGTGATCCATGGCCTGACGATCAGCTATTTCCCAATTGGCTTTCAAGTAACATTATCGGACCAACCATCCCCTTTAATTCCAGTTTTGCCAAGGCTATTTCCAGATCCGACGATGAAGTTGGTTATGGACTTGTCAATCCAGGAACACCGGCCACTGACATTTTAGAAGATTACGGTAACAATCCTCTTAAGGGTGTTGCCAACTCTGTTACTC